AGGGGGCTGCGTGACAACGCAGGGAAGATTAAAAGTATGAATAACGCACTGAAAGACGTAGAAAAGGAGCTGAGAAAATATGAAAACTGAAAAGCACTGCAGCGTCATTGACGCTGAGGGCAAGCACGTGACCTACGTGCTCGTAAAAATCCGTGACAAGCCGCTGGAGGATGGCGGCACGGAGCAGGTCGAGGAGGTGCAGAACTACACCTTAAAGGACGGCGAGCGGCTCGTCGATGCGCAGCCGCCGGTTATGCGGACACACGCCGGCGGCACTGGCTTTATTTCGCCGGTCTGGGACGGCAGTCAGTGGGCTGAGACCGCCGCGGCCGACGAGATTGCCGCCTGGGAGAAGGAGCACCCGGCGCCGGAAGTCGTGCCTACACCAAAATCTAACGCAGAACTCGAGGCAGAAAGTGCAACGCTGCGTCAGCAGGTATCGGCGCTGGCCGACCAGCAGTCCTTTTATGAGGATTGTATTGCAGAGATGGCAGAAGTCGTTTATGCGTAAGTTGTTGGCGGAAATCACCTTAAAAATCTACATTTTATTATCAGAAGGAGAGTTAGAAATGATGGCTATGCTATTCGCGCAGAGAGTTATTCTCGAAAAGTGCACTTTTGAGCAGGTACCTAAGAAACTGAAGAAGCAGGTTGCAGAGATCCTCGTAGAGGAATGCGGCATGCCGGAGCTTGTCCCGGCGGAGTACGGCGGCACGAAGGACGTAGCGGCCGCGTAAACGGCTGCACGGGCGCCTACGGCAAAGCGACCCTTGAAGCAGTACCCAAAGACGCTGGATGTGCACAAAATCACTATCGGACAGCTGTATTGGTGCGACGAAGATACCGCTAACACTCCTTATAAAGCGGGTCTAATCGGGTACACGCAAGGCATAGCTTTATGCACGGCTGGCTCAGCAGAAGAAAAATGGTGCTCTATCATCTATATAGTGCATGCAGGCAAAGGTGTATGGTTCCAGTATCGCGATCAAGACGGCTGGAGGGACTGGGTAAAGCTGTCTTCTTGTGTGACGCCGGAGAAGCACACCTTACCACTGACCGATAACTGGGTCGATTTCGATTTGCCTTGCGCATACTTCAAAACGCAGGAAAATGTGGTGCACGTTATCGTACGTGCAAAACGAAA